GAGAGTGGCGGTGGAATCGCCAGTAAAAAAAAGCCCGCCTACCTTTTTCTTTACTAGATCCATCTCTTCGGGTAGTCGATCTTGGCGTGAGAAGTTACACCGCTTACACGCAGCTACTAGGTTATCTGGGTCATCTGATCCGCCTCGGGCTACTGGGATCACGTGGTCGCACGTCGTTGCTTCGTGACCGCACCAGTAGCACGTCCAGCCATCACGATTCAAGATCCTAAGACGTAGCTTCTTCCACTGCGTAGAGTTACTCTTACGCTGGCTGTGTAGTGTCACTTAGTAGTAGCCCTTCTTCTCATGGAATGCCCACGCCTTGCAGCTCGTACCATAACGATTCGTTATGTATTTAAGAGTAGCGTCTATCTGGCGATAAGGATCTAAGTTACCGTAATGATCTGATCTCATCTGGCCAAGCCCTCGATGGCTACCGTTACGAGCTGTATAAGACCACCGAGATTCCTTAGTTATGATCCTGTTAAAGCATTGGAACTCTTTATAGTTCAAGATCCGACTATGTGCATAAAGCTTTAATTGATCTACTGAATAACTCGTAGCTGTTGATTGTGGAGTGCTCGTTATTAAGAGCGTGGCCGTAAGGACATAGAACGCCCCTAAACCTATCTTTCGCTCTTGCGAGCTACCCGCTGCAGCGGCTCGCCTTAAGCGAAGAGATAGTAGCGCGGCTGTCAAGTAGCGAGCGTAATCTTGGGCGATTCCAACAGGTTTACGCACACTGTGGATAGAGCCTGTGGATAACTTATTCATTATTTCCTATAAGAGCTACAGTCATAGTCGAGCAGACGCAGCACTGGATCGTCTTAACGTTGGCTGGAAGATTGTCTGTAATTACACGAATGAGCTGCTCCGTCTCCTTCTTGCAGACTCGGCACTTAAAGCGTAGCTTGTCCATAACTAGATCCTTTCAAGTTCTCGATTGGCTGTAGATTCTGTTGCGTAACCCACCATGTCGGCTGGCTCGAAGATCGATAGCGCGGCTTCTTAGCTATGGCTACGGGTATCCAGCCCGCTAACCTGTAATTATCGCTAGTACCGACGACAAGAATCGCTACGTCTGTATTCCGATCATTCTCGTAGATAATCATCTGGCCAGTCTCGTAGCGCGTCCACTTAACTTCTACGAAGCTGCCGACGTCTGCCGAATCCTTGAATCGTGAAGCTCTAGGATCGAACTTTATGAAGCCCAAGAACCGAGCCACTAAGATCTCGGCCACTATTGACTCGGCTACTTGGGCGACGTATTCGTGGAAGTTTAGACGCTTGTCGTAACGACTTATGTCGTCGGCTTGCCCATGAACCTCGGCTATTCGTTCCAGAGCTACAGTGTGAGCTAGAACTTTATCCTCGATCGTAGGTTTAACTCTCATCTACACAGACCACAGAGCCAGATTAACTTCTCTCGTCCTTGGCCCTCGGTATAACCGAACTTATCGAACTTTACGAGCTTCTTACAGCTGTCGCACTGCTCGATCTTGTATTCGGCTATTACTTCGCCATTCTCGTAGAGTCGACCTGTCATAGTCTGCGGGTTGATAATCTCCATGTATTTACTCATCGTTAGACCTGTGGCTTCCACTTGCCATCGCTGGCTAGTACGTACCACAGCGGCGAACACTGAGTCGCTTTAGTCTTCTCGACGCAGAACCAGCCGCCCCAAGCTTTACCCGTCTTGGCTTCGCCTGTCTTGAAGATTCGATGGCCATGGCTGCACTGTGGAGCTTCTGGAATAAGTTCTCCGCCCAGCTGTTTAGCGATCTCGTCCATTGACGAACCGAAGCTAGGAATACCGCTCTGTTCTGCTTCTGCCGCTGTCTTATAGCTTGGTACTTCGCCGAACTTAACAGCCCATGGATCGTAATCGTCGGCTGTCGAGTTAGCCACCTTGGTAGACAAGCTTTCGACCTTCTCCATGTCTTGCTTCGTCGGACGCTTGTCTGCTCCTAGAAGTAGGCCGATAGCTCTACCGATGGCAGACGTAACAGTGTCCTCGACGAAGAACTTCTTCATGTTGACGTTATAAGTAGCTACGTTACCGAATGCGTAGTCTGTGGCCGATGGATTGATGTCTTCGTACTCCCGAAAAATCTGAGCTTGAATAAGTACGAAGCCCTTCTCCGCGTTGAAGTCCACGATGTTAGTCTGGACTCGAGCTGTAGGGTGTGTGGCCCAGAGACGGGCGATTCTTGCGGCTACGTCTTCGTAATTGTCTAAGAAGCTCATTACTTCACGTCCCTAGCTGCATGACGCGCTAAAGAACGAGCGCGAGAATAGCCGCGACGTTCTCCTTCACGATAGCCCACTGAATAACTCATAGCTGCCCATAGAATCGCAGCTATTGACATAGCTACGACGATAGATAATTCGTTCATTACTTGCTCCCGATACTGGGAGCGACGTTCGCGCTCCCTACGTAAAGAGTGAAGCAAGAACGCCGTTAGGTCAAGATTCCCGCGTGAGTTACGGCGTGTCTTCTAGAAGTTTATCCATAAGGCTATCGAGTCGTTTCTCGATTCTGTCTACTTGATCTCGTAATGACTTGCCACTATTCGGAAGTAATTCTTGCATTACTGCTTTAATCATTATCCGCATAGCCGAATAGACGGCCGACATAATCGCTATTACGCACCCTACGACGGCCGCCCATTCTGTCGGATTCATTCCCCGTTGACTCCGAAGCTTTTATCTTTCGGATTAAGGTAGCGCAGAACTACAGGCAGAACGGCGGCAAGGCCCGCCATGCCGATCGCCTTCGGATCTTGCACTCCAGCCATGTAAACAGCTAGAGACGCAGCTAAGAAGCTACGCGCCCAGCTTGCGAGTAATGCTTTTAAGTTTTCCATCTTTCTTCTCCTTGGTCTTCGGCTTGGCTGCCGATTGAGTAGGTACTTCGACGACTGGATAATCGCCAGCATAAGCCACGAACTTAGGGCGTCCGAAGCCTACGATCTCTTTACCGCTTAGGTACTCCCGCTCTTTAATCATTACCATTCCGCCGTTACGTTGATCGCCCGTCCCGCTCGTATTACCTTCGATCGTGATTACCGTCTTAAACTTAACTGCGACGACGATTCCGATGTGGCTAATACGATCGACTCCATCATGCGGAAAGTCCATAAAGGCTAGATCGCCGATCTTAGGTTCGGCCACGATCCAGCGATTAACTTCTTTAAGCTTATGCGCGCCCGCAGCTGTAGACACCATAGACGGAAGCTTTACGACCGCTTCATGGAAGCACCAGTTAACGAAAGATCCGCACCATGGTAAGCCGTCGGCTTTAGTAAACTTTCCGTACTTGGTAAGGTTATCGCCTTCTTCAACAGTGCCGACTTCTGCGAGTGCTACTTCTACTACTGCCGCAGCTGTACCGATTGGATAATTCATTCGATTATCTCCACTTCTGGAATTATAAACTCGTCGAGCGATTCATCATAGTAATCACCTATTCCCGCGTACTTTCCGCGAAAGCTGTCATTATAAGAAGTCTGTACCCATCGACCGCCGTAATGTTGAATACAGAACTCGATCCCTTTCCACTCGGACTCGAATCCTTCACCGTCTAATAGCTCATTATTGTGTACGACGATTACTCGCGTAACGATGTTACTCTCGTCTAATTCTGCGAAGTGTGCCATTATAAAGTTATACTCCCGCTTCCAGTCCATTCGTAGATGTAATTACCGCCCGATGTTGTTTGAGTCGGCGATCCAGTAGTAGAAGCTGCTAATCCGAAAGATGTTGCGTAAGCAATAATTACGACACCGCTTCCACCGTTACCGCCCTTTTGTTGCGGCGTAGTTGATGAGATTGCGATTCCGCCGCCTCCGCCGCCGCCTCCAGTGTTAGCCGTTGCATTACTGCCCACAGCTCCGCCCGCTCCGCCGTTGCCGCCGCCATTAGTGCCAGTTCCAGCCGTAGTATTGCAAGCTCCGCCTCCGCCTCCGCCCGCGCGTGTTACCGATGAACCCGTTATAGATGAAGCACTTCCCGCGCCACCGTTACCGCCCGCTCCGCCGCCCGCAGCTGATCCAGCCGCGCCAGCCGCGCCCGCTCCGCCTCCGCCGCCGCCTCCGCCGTTATTACCCGATACGAAAGAAGCCGATACTCCGCCGATGTTACCTTGTCCCGCTGGAGATGTTGATCCAGTTATGTTTCCGCCATTCGAGCCACCGATTCCATTCCCAGAACCGCCCGATCCAGGATTCGCATTACCACCGCACCCGCCACCCGTAGCTGTAATACTTGAGAAGACAGAATTATTACCGTTAAGAGATTGTAAAGCTGCGCCACCTGTCGAGCCGCCGCCTCCGACTGTTACAGTTAGAGAGACACCTTTAGCGCAGTTTAGACTACTGGCTAAATAGCCGCCCGCTCCGCCGCCGCCTCCGCATTGAATCGTCGTCATGAAGCCACCCGAGAAGCCGCCGCCTCCGCCGCCCGCTGCGACGACGTAAGTAACTGGCACAGCTGCATTCTTGCCACCGCTTGCCATGATTCCGAGCATTGGAGACATTACGAGATGTCCCCGAATACTATCCAAGAATTAGCAGCTAACTTCTTGCACGTTGCGCCAGCATTCGCCACTCTTAACTTAGGAGTCGCACTAGTCGCACCTGTTGAAATAACAGTAGTAGTAGCTGGAGTAACCGCTGAGATAGTCGGCTGCCCAGCTCCAGTAATCCAGAAGACGTTAATCTCCGTACCTACTGCGAAGTTGAACGTCGCGTCTGTTGGAATAGTGAACGCTTGCGTAGCTGCGTTATTCATGCTGAAGATGTTGCCTTCATCGCCAGAGACGAAAGTGTAAGAAGCTGTCTTAGCTGTGTAAGTCGATGAGATCTTCGGAGTGCTAATTACGGGAGCTGTTAAAGTCTTATTCGTTAAAGTTTGAGTTCCCGTTAAAGTTACAGCCGTCGAAGCTGGAGCGGCCGCAGCCGCTAGATCGTAGGCTGCCTTGGTAGCTGTTGGAGTAGAAGCTAACACGCTTGAAGTCGTAGAAGTCGAGTCGCTTAATTGCACTACACCCGAAGCACTTGTCGAAGCTGCACTTACGCCGATAGTTACAGCTCCAGAAGCTCCGCCGCCCGTAATAGGAGCAGTTACGTTTACCGCTGTTATGTCTCCTACGTCGTTAGTGATCCATGTAAAGTCCATGTTCGTAGCCGAGTTCTTGGCTAAGATCTGGCCAGTAGTACCGCCAAGTAGATCGCCCATCGAAGTATCGATCGCGTTACCTAGAGTACGGATCGCAGCTGCGCCGTCTTTAACTAGATCTACGTCGTCGGGTTCTTCCCAGCCGAATAAGGGACTCGTTGCCATTTATTGCTCCTTTATGCGACTACTGTCGCGTCGTTCCAGATAATTGTAGAAGATAAAGTATTCCAGCTCTCGGCGACACTCACGTTCTCCCACTTCATCGATTGCAAGCTGAAAGCCGTAGGACTGAGAGTAAGAGTTATGTCGAGTCTGTTTACTCCCGCCGAGAATCTCCAGCCTTCGACGAAGCCTTGAAAGCGTCCTAGGAGAATGTTCGGCGGAAGATTATCTATGTCTAACGGTAGACCCATGAACACGTTAAGAAGAGCGTCTCGATCCGAGTCGTCTATGTTGCTATTGGCCAGCGTGTAAGTAATGGCTTGGAATTGGGCCTGTGGAAAGGCCCTAAGTCCTAAATAAAAGTTAGCTTGGGTCGTAGCGTCTGCGGCGTGTTTGAGAGTCGTAGAGATTGCTTGGGCCTGTTGCCCGTAAGTCGCTATAGATTGAGTGTCACTAGCCGATACTTCGCCGCCGTTATCGTATTGGATCGTTACGTTATTGCGAACGTCTGCGATTCGCTTAATCGTTGAGATCGAAGAAGTAAGAGCGTCTTGGGCCGAGATAACTGTGTAGCCATTAGTAGCTAGATACTGGCTTCTGTGCGTACTATCGGCGTACCCGATTCTGCCCGATGAATCTTCGTAGATGTAACCGAGTCCAGAAGTGGCCAGAATGTTAATAAGAGAATACACGTCGGTCGTAGAAGCTGTACGAGCTGCTAGTTCGTAATCGCCTGGCTGATCTATCTCGCCGAGTCCTACGTTCTCCGCGTCTGCCCATGTCGTCGTCGGATAGTAATCGGCCCATGTTAAAGCGGGAGCGACTTCGTTCCAGTTATTGAGAAGTAGATCCGATAGAATTGTGTAAACCTGATCGCCGTCGAAGTCTTGACTTAAGACGCCTTCTGTAAGACTTACTGGAAGCTTAGATAAAGCTCCGAGAGCTGTTAACCTGATAATCTGATTCGATTGCGTTCCGCTGCTATTGACGACTGAGACTTGAATGTCTGTAACGTCTCCGCCGAATAAATTAACGTAAGTCCCCGTTGAGTCTTTAACTTTAATCAAGACGTTATCGTTAACGTCAATCTCCAAGGGAGCTTCGTCCAGATTAAGAATCTCTAGAGAACAGTAGCCCGCTCTAGGCTGCGAATAGATGTCTGTACGGCCAGAAGTGATCGAGAGATTCGTAAGCGTTAGATTCGTGTAATCCGTTCCGCCGTTGACTTCGACTTGCCATTCGGGAGTCCAGACACTCATTAGACGCTCACTAGGGCGTTATAGCCGCCACCGCCGCGAGCAGCTGAACGATTAAGAACGTCGATAATAGTGCGGGCCGTACCTTCTGCGTCTATCGCGCCGTTTACCGTAATGTTAAAGACAGGACCGCCAGAAGATCCTAGACGATTGTTAGGCGTAATCATGCCGCTAGTGCTAGGCGTAAATAACTCTGGGCCACGTTCTCCCACTAGGTAAGAAGTGCCAGATGTGACAGGTCCGCCCATAGCCTTACCGCCACCGAACGCAGCGTCGAATAAATTACCGATACCCTTAAGAATTGGATTACTAGCGATAAAGTCGACTAGCTTTTTAATCATGTTATAGGCGGCAGTTATGAAGCTAACCAAGCTGGAGAATCCTGTTACGAGTACCGAGACAGCCGTCGCGATTCCTTGAAGTGAAGCCTTAAAGACCGTACCTAATAATGGAGCTAGATACGTCTTAGTAAACTCCCAGACTTTCTTCAATAAATTGAAGAACGGTTCTAGCTCTTCGGAGTTGTCCGAGATAACTTTTTTTATCTTAAAGAATGCGTCGCGTAAACCTTCAAGGATAGGTTTAACTACGCTACCTATAGCGGGAATTACTTCTTCGTAAAGGAATGTCCACCACTTAACTAAGACTGGCAGAAGTTCGTCTCGAATGAATGTAAAGATCTGGGCGAATGCTGGGCCTAAAGTTTTACCAAGACCATCGGCGAACTTAGAGATCGCTGGAATACCTTTATCGACGAAGCTAGAGATTAACGGAGTGATAGCGTCTAGAACGTAAGAACCTACTGTCTCTTTCGCTTCATCGAATGCAACAGTAAGACGCGCCATCTTGCCTTGGAAAGTATCGGCTTGCTTAGAAGCTTGTCCCTCGAATGTCGCCGATAAAGCGGCCATAGCTCCGTCGAAGTCTTTAGTCTTTATAATGCTTTCGTCGATTGGAATGCCAAGCTTCTTTAATGCTGCGAAGTTCCCGTCGTAAGCCTTGGCTAACGCTTCTGAGACCGCGGATAAACTTTTACCCGAACCCGCACTAACGTCTAGGGCGATCTGTTGAAGTCTCTGGGCTTCTGTAACTGATTTCGTACTTCTGAGTAATCTGTCTAGCGACGGCCTAAGATCGTCGTCCGTAATTCCGTTAGCTAAAGATGTCGCAGTTATGTAAGCCTCTGTAGCTGCGATCTGGGCGTCGGTAGCTCCTGTAACGTTCTGTAAAGTAGTCGCGAGCTTGGCTTGGGCCGCTTCGTCTGCGATGGCAGACTTAACGCCATCTATAAGCAGCTTGCCAGCATAGGCCGCAGCTGCCGCGCCAGCTAATGCGAACGCTGCTCCAGCCTTCTGAACGAAGTCTCCTACTTTAGAACCCAAGACTTCGACTTCATTCTGCGCGACTTTAACGCCCTTCTTTAATTCGTCGAAGTCGGCGTCGAACGTGATCTTTATCTTCGGAATGCCCGCCATTAGTTTAACCTCAGTTCTTTAGCGACTTCCTGAATCATAAGCGTATACTCCCGCGCTACGACTGGAACGTAGAAGTCTACAGCTGGAGCGATCCAGTAGCCGCGTTTGTTATAAGGTGTCTTGAAGCGATTGGTAAACACGCGACCGATGGAATCTACTCCGCCATGAGAACCGAACTCGGTGCCCCATAACAGCGCGCCAGCGGGCGCGGCCGACTGCTTAACTTTTTTACCCTTGCCGCTTTTAGAAGCTTGTCCGCCGTAAGAGCGACCCACTTTTTTAGGGCCACCGATGTCGACGCGAATAAGACGATCGCGTGGAGTCTTAATTGTCTGGACTACGAGCTTCGTCTGTGGAGCTGGAGCGGATAAGCCGCTCATCATAAGTTGACCAGCTAATCGCTGAGATAAAGGCTGGGCGCGATCTCGGACGAGCTGTTGATACTCGGCTGGGAATGAACCCAGAAGCCCAAGAAGATTCTTAAACTCGTAAGGATCGACAGTAATGGCATAAGTACCGCGGCCGCTTTTATCTGCCATTCTGCCTCTCCAGAATCTCTATTCCTGTAAGAACGTCTTCCGCCGTCTGCCACTCGCTCATCGGAATACGACTCGCGATCGCTAACTCTATGAGTGCGCGATTCAAGCTTCCGACGGGCCAGCTTTTGGGTCGGACTTCTTACTAGTAATTCCTTCTACAGTCTCCACCCAGACCTCGAAAGGCTTAACAGGATTCCCAGCTGCTTCGCGCTTCATAGCGTGATACGCCAAGAACGTAAGCCCTTCGAGTCCGAGTTTAGATTCTGCTTCGTTAACTGTTGCATTAAACTTACGTTCCCACTTAACCCATTCTGGAACGGCCGCCACGTAAGTAGCTGCTTCTCCTGAAAGGTACTGAACTTCTAGTTCTAGTTTCATTACTTGCTCCCGATTCTATTTATTAGCTGAATGTCTCTGTAGGTGTTCCGATGACTGTGAAGCTCATGCTAACAGTCTGGGCGTCTGGCGATGATCCGCCCACGCCTGGAAAGATTGGTAGAACGTTGAACGCGAACACTGCGCCCGTTACAGCTGTCATCGATACAGCTAGAACAGTGTTAGGCGCGCCTTCGGCTGCATTCCATAGAGCTTCGCAGAGTGAATCCGCTGCGCCCCAGTCTGCAAGCATTTCGACGTCGAACGTCCACTGCTTATCTACGGACTTATAAGCTGGTCCGTATAGCGTCATGTAACGATCTATCGTTACGTCTCCGCTTAGTGTTGCGCTAGTTGCTTGTTCGTTATAATTCTTGGTCGCGATCGTAACCGAAAGATCGCGCCCTGTTATTACGGTCGTGGCCATGGTCTATCTCCTAGTTCGTTTGAGTGTAATAAGTTGCTACGGGAATCTCTAGGGCGAGAATCTCCGACGCTCCTACTGTGACGTTAATCGGATTCGTTACGTCTCCGACTTCGTACCCTGTCGGCAAGGCCGCCAGAATGCTAATAGCAAGCTGCTCGATGTTATCGAGTGCGCTCTGATTATCGTAGATCGCTACGCCTACGGTAATAATAAGATTAACTTTAAGCTTTACGTTCGACTTACTTAAGAAGTTCGGCTGTAGGTAAGGAGTGTTCGGAACGATCGCCGCGAATGGAACGAT